TGGGACGAAGGTTGCCAAAATAGTATGAGGCCGCCCTCAGTTGTTGCCCTGTTACTGTTCAGGCACAGAAGTTAAGAACATAAATGATAATACAGTAACAGTGAACACAGAGACTGTTGGGCCGCACAAAACACGTATGTTTGCAAAATTATTTGATGTGAACCATTATTTATTCACACCACAAACATACTATAATAACTGTGCCTGCAATGAAATGCGAGCTATACAAGAAAGACATATAATACCTAGATTGGTCGATTTCGACCCTACAAATCCTACGTTGATGAAACATAGAGAAATGCTATTAGAGTTTAGCAATGTTTGTAGGGGCGGATCAGAGGAATGGGGACGTTATAGCTTTGAAGAAGTAATTGAAAAAACCGTCCTAGCAAAGAAAAAACGGTATATATCGGCGTTTAATAATATCATCAATAGAAATAAGTATTTTGGTTTAGAAGATAGTAGATTAGAAACCTTTGTTAAATTTGAGCCTTTTGCAGAACAAAAAGTTGAACAAAAACCGCCAAGATTGATACAATTTAGACCATTTGACTTCACTTACTGCATGAAATCTTTTTGTGGAGTATTTGACAAACTCAAAGAAACAACAACAGAATTACCAAATGGACAACAACTCAGCCAAGCTTTTACTAAGTATTTAACTGATGACCGTCAAGTAGAGGTTATCACAAAAGCCTGGGGCTCATATAAGAGACCTAAAGCTTTATTGATTGACATGAAAAGTTTTGACGGACATTATGATTTAGAGTTGCTTAAGAGTGAAAACGGTTTTTGGAAAAATTTATTCAAGTCAAGGTTTCTCTCATATTTGCTAAAAAGTACTGAAAACAATAGGGCCAGAACGCACAACAATATTCAATATAAATTTAAAGGCAAAAGATGTTCCGGAGAATACACTACATCAACGGGTAACAGTATAACAAATTGGTTTATGTTACACTGTTACATGTTGGGTTCCGGAGTTTTAAAGCATCACATATTCGTCAATGGTGATGACAGCATTGTCATATTTGATAGCAGTGACGAAAACAAATTATTGCATCCGGATTTCTTCCATTGTTTTAACATGGAAGCTACTCTGGAAATAGCTGAAGAACTAGAAGAAATTGAATATTGTCAACGAAAATTATGTAAGTTAAATTATATTTGGAGGTGGGTAAGGAAACCCGAGAGAGTAATATCTCGATTTCCCTACACAGATTCTAAGTATAAGAATTGTGCATCGAGATATTTGTTAGGAAAAGCATTATGCGAATTATCTCAAAATCGAGGTGTCCCTATGTTACAAGAATACTGTTTATCAATAATAAGAGATAATCTTAAACACAAACCTTTGGGTTGTGTAGATAAGGTGCCAGCTCTAAATGCCACCCAAGAGAAAAGGGGCATTGAAGTTGAAAGAATAACCTTAGAAGATAGGTTACATTTTGAAAGAACCTTTAACATTCCAGTATATGAACAACTATACTTTGAGCAGTGTTTAAGAGTTGGCCAATCTGTAAATGACCCGAATTTACAAAGCTTTCTTACTAAATATAAATTTTTTATTTACAATTAAACAATGGTTAACAATAAACCTAAAAATAACAAAAACAATAAAACCAACACAAGCAAACCAACACGTCGAAGAAGAAACAACCGTAGAAAAGTCAACAAAACCATGCGAACAAACAACAATAGATATGCTGTTGCAAGAGATCCAGGTATGATAATTAAAACATTAGCAAAATCTAATGTTAAAAATATGCCAAAAGATAGTTACGTTTGTTGCAGAATGGGATTTAGACCAACTATCCCCCCG